ATGCAATGGAGGTTAACTTCCTATCTGAGCGTTGCGTATGTACTTTAGGTGCAAACAACTTCGTATTATTCCGTTATGGATAGTCGATAGGTCTATACAGGAGGGTGTCTTCAAAGACACTCTCCTTTTTTTTAAATCAAATTAAATCAAATATAAAATGGCAAAAATTACAACACCTGTGGACAAGGTCTACAAGTTAAAAATAGGAAACCCTTTAAGCTACACTTTAGCTTCAAGAAATCACCCTCGATTCCCACTAATGTGGTTTGACGAGAAGAACAATGTTAATCGTGCTCTTAGGTATTCTACCAATCAGAAGTCACCTTTTGAAGATGAGCAAGACGGAACAGCAATTATTGAACCTGTTATTTTTGAAGACGGGTTTTTAAGAGTTCCAAAAAACAATCCTGTATTGCAACAATTCCTTCACTACCACCCATTAAACGGTGTTATTTTTGGAGAGGTTGACAAAGAAAAGGATGCAGCAGCTGAAGTTGATGAACTTAATTTAGAGATTGAGGCAATGATGGAAGCCAAGCAATTGTCTATTGACCAAATCGAGACTCTTACAAGAGTTATCTTTGGCAAGGACCCTTCTACAGTATCAACTGCAGAACTTAAGCGTGACATCCTGATATTCGCCAAGAGAGAGCCAAAAGACTTCTTGAATATCTTGAATGACCCTGAATTAAAGTTCCAAGCAAAAGTTCGTTTATTCTTTGAGAATAAGCTATTGATACTCAGAAACAATGACAAAGAGGTGTGGTTTAATACCTCTACAAATAAGAAGAAAATGCTTTCAGTTCCTTTTGGAGAAGACCCATATGATATGGTTGCCCACTTCTTACAAAGCGATGAAGGTCTTGATTCCTTAAAAATGTTAGAAGCACTTTTAGGGTAATATATTTTGATTATTGATTGATGGTTAGAAAGAAGGGCACTTATTGTGCCCTCTTTTTTTTTATGTATATTTGTAAAAAAAGAACTAATGATAAACTCAGTTAGAAATGCGGTATTGGCTGTGTTGAATAAGAACAACTACGGATACCTATCTCCTTCTGATTTCAATCTGTTTGCAGCTAACTCACAGATGGAAATATACGAGGAGTATTTTAGCAACTATAACAAAGTTATAAATGCTGAAAATGCTCGTACTTCGGGTGTAGATTATGCAGATATTGAGCAGCCGATTGCGGAGGTATTAGAGTATTTCTTACGCACAGATTATCTTACAAAAATATCGGGCAATAAGTTTTCAATGCCAAGTCCTTCTACAACAGGATATTTTACTTATATGTTATTGGATGTTAAATGCAAGCCTGTTAATCTTAAATCAGGTACTAACACTTCAATTGTAAGTGGTCAGTTGGTTGATAGTGCAGGTGGCTTCTTATCGTTAGGTATTGGCACGGGAGATGTGGTAACAAACTTAACTACAGGATTAGTATCTACAGTAGTATCTGTAATTAGCAATACAGCAATTCTATTGGATTCAAATATATTCTTAGCTACAGGTAATGCTTATGCTATATTTTCAGCAGCTTCTTCTGTTCAAGCAGAAAAGGTAATTAATAATAAACTTGCTTTGTTAGTTAATTCAAATTTAACTAAGCCAACTATTGAGTTTCCTGTTTATGGATTACAAGGAGAAGTGCTTACGTTTTATCCTACATCAATAAGCAATAAGGGTCAGGTTGAAGCAACTTATTTCAGATACCCTAAGCCACCGAAGTGGACATACATTACACTTGCTAATGGTGAACCGGTGTTTGACCAATCGCAATCAGACTATCAAGACTTTGAGTTGCCTCCTGAAGATGAATATAAATTAGTGACTAAGATACTTGAATATGCAGGTATGACTATTCGTGAGATTGAAGTTACTCAATTTGGTATGCAGCAACAACAACACGAACAGCCTACATTCAGTATGCAACAATAAAAAATATAAGATATGGCATATATATCACAATATCAATACTATGAGAACGGAGGTGTACAACCTGAAGATGCCAATTGGGGGTCGTATCAATACATTAGTCTTCAAGACATTGTAAACAACTTCTTATTGATGTACTCAGGCAACCACTCATTGGTAAACAATGAGGAGCGTTTTAAAGTATTGTTCCACGCTAAGCGTGCTATTCAGGAGTTAAACTACGATGCGTTTAAAGAAATTAAAGTTTTGGAGTTGACTGTACCTGATATGCTTAGATACATCCTACCTTCTGACTATGTCAATTGGGTTCGTATTTCATTATACAAAGATGGTTGGTTAAGACCATTGACTGAGAATATTCAAACATTGTCATCTAAAGCATACCTACAAGATAATACAGGTCGTATTTTATTTGACCAATTTGGTAATGCATTAAGTCCTCAGTATTCTGATATTGACTTTGATAGATTGACTAAGACTAAGAAGAGCATTTATTTAAACCAAGGCAACCAATTTAACGGACAGTTAGGTTGGAACTACGATGGGATGTGGTATTTTGACTACAACATTGGTACAGCATATGGTCTAAATACAGAGACAGCAAACTTTAATCCTACGTTTAACGTTGACAGAAAAGGTGGTGTTATCAATTTTGACTCATCAATGTCAGGTCAACAATGTATTCTTGAGTATGTGTCTGATGGTATGGAACAAGGAGACAACTCTTTGATTACCGTTAATAAATTATTTGAAAAATATATTTACGCTTCTATTCAATATGACATTTTAAGTTCTAAATTAGGTGTACAGGAATATATCGTTTCTCGTGCTCGTAAGGAGAAAAGTGCACTTTTGAGAAACGCAAAAATTAGAATTAGCAATATTCATCCGGGAAGACTATTAATGAATCTCAGAGGATTAGACAAGCAAATAAAATAAGATGGCAAACATTACAAGGAATTTTATAGCAGGTAGGATGAATAAGGTAATGGACCAAAGGTTGTTACCTGATGGAGAATACATAGATGCTATGAATATCAGAATGGGGTCTACAGAAAATTCTGAGTTAGGAGTTATTGAAAACACAAAAGGCAACTTGCCTTTGACTACATTAAAATATATTAATGGTACTCCACTTAGTGCTAACGCAAGATGTATCGGTTCTATTGAAGATAGTGCCAATGATACATTGTATTGGTTTGTGCACGACTCAAGTTTTCCTGTTGGATTAACCGGTAAACTTGACTTGATTGTTTCCTTTAATGTATTTACTAATATCTTAACATACCACATTATTAGTATTAATGATGGTAGTAATGTTAATACCACACTTAATTTTAATCCTACTTATTTAATTACGGGAGTTAATATCATTGATGGTCTTTTATATTTTACCGATGACTATAACGCTCCACGTGTAATTAACGTAAGAAGAAACTACGCCAATCCTATTGGCAATGTAGACCAAATTACACCGGAGTCTATACTTGTGATTAAAAAACCACCTGTAGAGTCTCCATTGGTAGAACCTTTTGTAACTAATGGTCAGGAGAATTACTTGGACACAAGATTTATATGTTTTGCATATAGATACAGATATGTAGATGGGGAATACAGTGCTACCTCACAATGGTCTCAGCCTGCTTTCGTTCCCAATCCTTTTGAATTTAGTGTTGAGAGTTTCCTTAACGAAGGGATGACCAACGTTTGCAATGCAGCAAAGATTACATACAACTCAGGAGGCTCTCTTGTAGTTGGTGTAGATTTATTGTTCAAGCAATCAAATGGCAATATCATAAAGGTTATTGAGAAACTTGACAAGTCTAATTTAGGACTTGCTAACAATACTAACTATACTTATACGTTTACAAATAGTAAGATATTCACGGTTCTTCCTGAATACGAAATACTTAGATTATATGATAACGTTCCACGTTACGCTAAGGCTCAAACCATTATGGGCAATAGGCTAATGTATGGCAACTATGTAGAGGGGTATGACTTGATTGACAATGATGGTGTGCCAATAAAACTTGAGTACACTACATCTTTGGTATCTACCCCAATTGGTAACGAGGAACTAACTGATGCAACTACGTCAGGAAACTATACCATTAATGGGAGTGTTAACATCGCAAATGCTATTGTTACAATTGACTTAGCGGGTAAGAATTTAGTTGCCGGCTCTGCAATCAACCTAGAGATAACAATATCTCACTCTCAATTTACCGGTCAAACTCCGTTTCCTACCGAAACAACAGACAATGTTAGATTGAACTTTGCGTTCTTTTTGTCTACTACATACACATCAGTATATCAATTAGCAACAAGTGTAGAGTTCCAAAATGCAGTAGGTACGGCAGCTAATATACAGACCGTAGCAAATGCTTGTAATGGTATTACATTTACCGATTCATTTAACTGTGCTATCCCTAATAACTTAGGTACTTATACCAAGAATGGTAGTGGTATTAGTGCTGTTGGTCAACCGGTATCTATTATAACAAGTCCTGCAAGCAGTCTGATTGGGTTCCAATTCCCTGCAATGAGGTATGTTAATAACCTTGTTACTCCTACTCAAACTTTTTATGAGTACTATGAAGTGACATTGGCAGAAGCTACTTTCCAAGAAATTGCAAACACACAGAGCCTACATAGCAATCGTGACTATGAGATTGGCATTGTGTATATGGATGAATTTAATAGAGCGACAACAGCACTTGTTAGTCCTAATAATACTGAGCATATTCCTTGTGGATTATCTGCTTTTAAAAACTCTATACAAGTAACCATCCCTGCTACTCAAAGTCCTCCCGCTTGGGCAACAAGATATAAGTTTGTTATTAAACCTGACGAAGAAAACTATGAGACAATTTATTGTAGCATATTCTTCCAAGACCCAATAACCAATAACGCATATTTCTTGCTTGAGGGAGAGAACGCACGTAAGGTAGAAGTGGGTGATAGATTGATTGTGAAAGCTGACTCTACAGGACCAACTGCAAATTGCGTATATGCAACAGTGCTTGAGAAGTCCGGTCAGACATCTAATTTTATAGAGATACCAAGTGCATTAGACCCTACAGTGTTTATACCAATTCCTGCAGGTGTCTATATGAAGATAAATCCTAATAGCTTTAATATTATTCAGGATGAGTTAGCTATCATACAACCGGGT